ATAATATCTTGTCTTTGCAGTTATAACAGGACCATATTGGTCTGGTAAGACCATAGCATCACTATGTGATGAGAGGGCAGTAGGAATGGTGAAAGCATAGAAATGAACATTATATACCTTATCAGGTATTGGGCTGAGACCAAATTTTCTATGGTCAGGACTTCTGATAACATATTTAGGTTCTCCATAATTTTGAGTATCAGCATCGTCTGCATTTTCATTATCTCTAAGATATCTTCTCCAATCTGCAAGATTAATATATCTTAATCCTTTAGATACATAAGGAGCTGATTCTCCAGAAACACTAATAGTTGTAATATAAAAATCATCCCAATCTATAGATGCATAATCTGTAGTTATACTTGAACTATCAGCTTTTAAGGTATACCACCTTTGTCCTGCTACACTAGCTACAGTTACATTTCCATAAAAAGGATCTGTACCTCCACTCGCTGCAGCCGCAAAGAAAGGTAGTTGAGGTTCTTCATTAGCTATATCAAATATAGATCTGTTTATAGCTTCTTTGACAAATGCTTGAATACCTATAGCACCTGAAAAAGTTCCAGATGTTAATTGTACTTCATTGATTTCTCTTAGAACCTCATTAGTAAGAGTTAAGTAAGTAGTTGCCATGCTTACTCTCCAGTATTACTAATTTCTACCTTTTTCGCAGAATCACCACTCTTTGGATATTGATCATTATAAGAATCATACTTTAAGTTTTGTTTATCTTGAGAATTTTCATAATACTGTTCCATAGCTTGAGCAGTACTATATCTTACAATGGTATTATCTTTTAATTCTGGCATTATTTATCTCCCTTTTTCTTTGCGAATATTCTTTCATAGTTTTTTTCATAGTTTTCTTTACTAGTTCCAGAATACCTTCTTCCTAATAACCCAAGGACTCTGGTGCTTTTTTTGCGACCAGAGCCGGGCATGATTATAGGGTTGTTTTCACTTCCTAGTTGTGGCATCTAATTAATCCTAAAATTAATCAGGTAATACGCCACAATGTAAGAACTCAACTAAGAAAGTTACAGTAGTAGCAGCAGTTGCTAGATCAGCTCCGATTGGAGTTAGTCTACCATACAGAGTTCTTGCTGAAGCAGTATACAAAGTACCTGCAATAACAATAGCTTCTGAAGTTGCTGGACCACCTACAACACCTGCTGTAGTTGATGTGCTTACGAATTGGTTAGCTGCATGACCATGTGAGTTTTGTATAATATACAAAGGTGCATTAGCTGACCAAGTTACTGCTGACCCTCCATCATCTAGAATAGCTTCAGTTGCAATAATTTGAGTTCCACCAGAAGAAGTTCCTAGTGAAAAGTCAACATCATTACCACTACCACCTGCTGTAACAATGTTACCTGCTGGAATAGCTATAAGATTACGGATAATCGTGTCGGCTGGTTGTGTAAAACTTACATCTGTGTTAGTATCATCAGTTACTGCAATAGTACCTGTTGTTACTGAAGTCCATGAATGGACAACATGATCTGCAAGTTCTTGAACATCTCCAGTTCTTGCGGAATTTCTTCCTGTATCTCTAATTTTAAATACTGGACTTCCCATTATTTATCTCCTAATTTTAATAATAAAGAAAAGGGGAGCTAAGAATAACTCCCCAAATCATTTTAGTCAATACCATAGAATGCGGATACTAATGCATCGTCTCTTAGTACTTTAGCTCCATATACATGAAGACCTCGTACTATATCGCCGAATGAATCAGGATCTCGTATTACTTCGGTACTAGTAATAGTCTGAGCAGTTGCACAGGCTGACATGTGTCCAGCTATACATTTACCAGCAGCATT